GACGAAAGAAACTTTCTGTATTAAAAACGATATCATTGTCTATCCATAACTGATAGTCATATTGTAATTTACCATCCCAAGGTTTCTGTTCTTTACCACGTAGTACATTTGCACCAAGACACTTGCATCTTGCAAAGTTTACCATACTACTGTAGTCTTGTGATATCTGTATTGCACCTCCACAACCAACAATGTCAAAACAAAGTTGTACGAAGTTCTTTAGGAAGGTATAACTACAACCTCTACCAGGCATACAAAATACTATCTTCTTTCCCTGTAAATGCTGTTTGACTTTTTCGATATCGAAATCATCTTTGGGTGCAGCTGCTGGTTTCGCTGCCTTTACTTTAAATCCTTTCGCCATGTAATATTCAAAGGTGTAATATAATCATACCATGTATATAGGTGCTTGTCAATAAGACCTGTGGTGGGTATTTTGGCCACCCAAATTTTTTTGAGTATCTGGTGGAATAAATTCTGATAATATTAGAAGTAAGAAAAAACTAAAACCAATAAAGAACCTTAGAATCTTCATGGGGGATCTGATCAACCACCCTGCAAGAACTACCTTCCAGAAAGGCCAATCCTGGCCAGTCTTGTGGCTCTCGGCGAAATTTTTATATTTGTCTCGATGGTGCATACTTTTGTAGGTTAGGGATGTTTAGCTTTTTTACTACGCTACGCTTGGGGGAAATCATCACCCCCCAAACAACTGCTGCCAGCACGAACTATCCGCTGGTCTTATAGTATGATGACTTAGGCGCTGAGATGACGTTTGTCTCAGGGCGTAGGGCGTGAGCGCTGTATGCCTGCCCTCTTCTGTTTGTGTTGGTTCTGATGCCCTTTGTCATGCTCATAACCAGTTCGCCCTTACGTGGGCGGCGTGGTCTAAGTCTTTTGAATGTGTAACCCTGCTCAATGAGCGCTTCAATGGATACTGTCATTAGTCCTCATTCGTATAAGTACCTTCAACGACTCTCTTGCCGTTGAGTGCATACCAGACTAATTCCGCTATGCCATACTCCTGTGCCATAGTGTAGCAGAGGTCATAACCGAAGTCATTTGTGACTGGTTCTTGAATGGTTGTATTTGGAACTTCAACGAATTTCTGTATCATAATAAAAAAGGAATCAATTTAACTTATACCTCTATTATAATCGGTAGGTCATAAAAATCTACCCATAATGTGACACTAATTAAACTGTCTCTTTACAGTAGTCAGGTGTTGCAACTGTTGTTAGTGTGTTTACTTTATCCTTACGAGATAATGCTAACTCTTCAGCTTCTTTCTGACTATTTGCTTTAACTTCATAGAAATCGTAAACGATTCTACTTGTTCTAATTTCGTAAGTTTTCATTTATAGATACCCAGCTGTCTCCATTCCAGGCTCATCATAGAACCAACTGAATCCAACTTCGGGGAACATATCCCTTAATTTTTCGCATACCTCTATTGGAGGCCCCCACGCTGTACTAAAATTGATTTCAATTTGCTCATCATCATAATCATCTATTTCTACACTTCCATTAATATCCCACTTAGTTCCCCAATTTGAAATGTTCCAATTATACCATCTATCGTCATTTCTTCCACTCTTAGGAAATTCCATAGTAACAAATGACACTTCGCCAGTTTTTGGATTTTTATGTTCTGTTCTTACTGGTAACTCTCCATCTTCATTTGGTGTGTTATCCCAATCTGGACTAGGGATAATCTTACCAAAGACAGTATCCTTAGATTCAAAAATTTCCTGTATTCTTTTAATATCTTGCTCGTTACCATTTCTTGCATAAGCGGTAACTCTGTTTTGACACCAATTTGGCATGATTGAAAAATGAATGAATGTTTGTTATGTTTTAATTATAATCGGTAGGTTACGAAAATCTACCGATTGTGTGACAGTAATTTAACTGTCATCTTCTAAGATTGACCAGTAATTACCATAAGATAATATGACACCATCAACTTCAACATCATAAGGATAAAATCCAAAATGTTTAAAATGGTCATCAATATATTCTTTGATTAATTGCTTAGTAGTCATTAGAATGGGTTGCTCCAGTTGTATGCCTGATAATCTGTAACTAGACCATCTTTATTGAGACCATCAACATAATCATTAAATGCTGTTCTCTTTGCAATGCTGTCTCCTCTGAAGTGTGGATTGCACTCTACGAAATTTCCCCAACATTCTCTAAAATCTGCAACTGCCTCTTTTTTGGTCATTCTGTAGTTCATAAAAATCTTTGCTGTTAATACTATTATAATGGAGCATAACACTAATTCAATTAAAATTAGACACTAATCAAACTGTCACATTGAATCAACTAATTTATCAACACATTCGCTATAATGCTCGTCAGTTATATTTTTCTTATGGTAAAATCTTTCATCTAATTCAAGATTATCAATTACTGCTTTGGCCGCTTCCATCAAATCCTCATCATCAATATCAAAATCTGCAAGTTCGACCAACTCATAAATTTTTTCAAATAGATAATTGAATTGTGTATCGTTAGTTCTCATTAGTTAGTTTCCTCAAATGGTTCTCTTAATGGCTTTTTAAAATCACACTTCATATAGTCCTCGACTTCATCAATTACTTCACTAAAATGATCTTCCCAATAGTTTGATGCGTTATCTAAAAATTCTACATCTGACATTTTTTCATAATATCTGTCAAGATCATCAGTTACATACGAAACTAAATCTTTTGTTGACATATTATCAACATATCTCTCAACTAAAAAAGATTTGAGTTCATTAATTAGTGCTTTGTCCATTAGACTTCTCCCTCTTCTGGAAACTGTGATAGATACGCATTAGCAAGATGAGACACGAAAAACCACGCACGTTGACCACTCACTCTATTTTCATCACAATAGTGTGATATGGCATCTTCAACTAATTCTGAGATTTCAACTGCCTGATCTCTCATTTCTTTGATGTCGTCCATAATAAAAAATCTGCTTACATTATTATAATAGTACCTATCCGACACGAATAGGATTTTTATGTGACACTAATAAAATTGTCACATCAACTAAACTTTATCCATTTAATTGGATTACCCTTAGTTGACTTCCATAAGTAATTTACACCTATGGAATTAACGAGGGATTCGCCAGTTCTTTTTGCTTCCATAAAATCATCAAATTGCCAGTAATGGGCCTCTTTTGAATGAAAATCAAAAGTATCAGTTAAAATCCATTTTTTCATAGTTTTGGTAGCCATACTATCATACCTAGAGTTAAAAACAAGGAGCCTACAGGCGATCCTGAGAGGAGCAAAAGTGTATCATTTGATACTATTTGAGTTGAATCTCATAATCTATAGATTTGATGCACCAACCACTAGCTGTAGTGACTTCTTCGATCAAATCGTCTTCATCATCAGCCTCCCAAACACCAAGTGCAAGGTCACGAAGTTCAATCTCGTCATCATAAGTGAGTAGTGAAGTTCCGTTGCAATAATCATCATCAAAATCAAACTCAACTTCGGTTACATTAAATTTCATAGCAAACTCTTATCAAGTACTTTTACATTTCTTTTAAGTGTCTCATCATAGACACGAATTGAGAGTTCTCCATCAGCATCTACAAATCCATTTCTGTCAAGTGCATTACCAACAATCTCCCATACTTGATGGACTTCCTCATCAGTTAACATAGATGCGATACTATAGTAGTGTGTTCTTTTCATTACCAATCTCCGTTAGCATCTTCGTAACAATCCTCATTCCAATGTTCTCCTTTTTTAAGAACTCCTAAACGAGTCATAATCTGGTCATAGATTTCCATACCTGATCTTGACATTCTACCACAAGAGTAATCCCAACCTAGATCAGTTAGTTTATCTATGATAATAGAAAGATGTAAAGGTTCTTTCTTAGTTTTTGTTCTTGCCATAATAGAATGATTTGATTATGTTTTCATTATAATAAAGAAAAACAAGGAATCTACCAAAAGTAGACACCTTGTTAACTGTCACGAGAGCTGTTACTTATTGCTCTCCCATTTGCCATAATCTCCTAAGTCCTCAACGTATATATCATTAACTTGTTCTTTTCCTTCTAATTGTAATAGGTTATACCAATTCCACATATACGGATTTAAGCAATCATTGTCATCAATCATCACATCTAAAGTTACTCTATATCTTGTTAACTTCTTGCTTTCTGGGATAGTTTGAGACATGATTACCTCGTAAGTGAATTTAGTAGTTTATTGATACAAATATACTCATTCCACACTATATGTAGCAATTAAAACTTTTTAAGTAACTTCTCCGTCTCTGGGTCAAGTGTTTCTCTTACACCTATCCAACCATCTTGATGATGCTCCATTAACGAATCAAGGTACTCATCTTCACTTTTGTATTGAAAGTCATACTTAAACTCAAATTCCATAGTTGTTATTATAAAGGGCGGGTCGAAACAAAACCTCTACTTGATTCAATGATTTCCCTTATCCTTAACGGAGATAGTTAGGACTCACACCTAACCCATTGATGCTTTTCGGGTTTGTTTCGACATTCTTAATATAAACCATTTCCACGAATAATGCAAGTATGTGTGTGCAACCTAACAAACTGGCACACTCACACGAAATCTTCCAAGTTTATAGTGTATTGTGATACTCGATTCTGAATTAAATCATTATAAGACTCGTGTAACTCACACCCAATATAATGCCGACCTAATGACTTTGCAACCATAGCTGTAGTTCCTGATCCAATAAAAGGATCAAGAATTATATCTCCCTTCTGACTACCAGCCTTGATACAAGGTTCAATTAACTCTGGTGGAAATGTAGCAAAATGGGCTCCCTTGTATGGTTTCTTATTTACTGTCCAGACAGACCTTTTATTCTTTGTTGTATTTCCTTTTGTAATTCCAGAATACGATCCTGCTCCGTTTTCTTTGGTTGGTTCTTTGATTGATTCATTATCATAATAGTAGTTTTTACTTTTACTTAATAGAAAAATGTACTCGTGTGATTTTGTGCATCTATCTTTTACACTTTCTGGCATAGGATTTGGTTTATTCCATATTATATCTTGCCTTAAATACCACCCATCTTTTCTTAATGCAAATGCCAGAAGCCAAGGGATTCCAATTAAATCCTTACTTTTATATCCTTCTAGTTTATTGCCACGAACAGGTGTTTTAGTAGGTAAATCTTGACGAGTTTTACTTACTGTTTGTTTAGGATAGTTTCCATCACTACGATAGTTATAATAACTATCTCCTATATTTAACCATAATGTTCCATCATCAGTTAAGACTTCCCTTACATTTCTAAACACTTCGACTAATTGATTAACATATTCTTCTGGGGATTCTTCCATACCGATTTGGTTCTCCTCTCCACCATAGTCACGAAGTCCATAGTATGGTGGCGAAGTGACGCACATTTTTACTGGTTCAGTTATTTTTGAAATTGTTTTTCTACAATCTCCGAATAGTATTGTGTCTTTCATAATAACATTGCTATTTTACTAATTGCGATACTCATTAAAAATGTAAGCATTATTACTACATCATATTGTTTATTATGAATATAAAATGGAATACAAATTATGTCAGCAATAGTGTGTATTATTGCACCATAAAATGTTGATATATGAAGTATCACAAAATATGCCACAATAATTAATGTTGAACCTGTAATCCTACCTACCACTAATAAGTTCATTAATCTAGTAAATCCTCTAGTCCTAAAAATTCTTCCATATAATAGTCACAAGTGACTTCATAATATGCAGACAGAGCCTCAATATCGTTGGCATCAATACCAACTTTTGCAAATAAATTAAGTGTTGAATCGTGCATTGTTTTAACTCATAATGTTTATATTATAGCATAGTTTTTAACTACGAACTATGCTAATTGCAGGCTGACCATCTTTGAATACAGTATCAACAACTGCCTGTACTTTCTTAGATGTACTAATACCAACCTTGTCATATACTGGAATACATACGAGACCAAACTGTTTAGTGATGTCTCCCTTACGAATGACTCGACCAATAGATTGACTAATACCAATGTAGTCCATAGACCTTAGAAACAATACTGCTTCTAAACCATTGACATTGATACCTTCTGATAATATACTGTGATGTAAAACTACAAATCTCTTGTCTGTTTTACCCCAAGCATTGAGAGTATCAAAGAACTCTTCTCTTGTCACTTTCTGACCATCAATCACACCACCAGTTTTTGAAGTGATGTACATATAAGAGTAACCTCTCCACGCTAACTCACTAACAAACTTTGAAAGTGCAATTAGACTTACAATTTGCTTTGTTGACCTTGCACATATCAAAACTTTATCAACATCAACATCATCAATCGTTTCTATGATATGGTCGCAATCTTTCTCATAACCAAATCTACTATCGTCAGTAACGTCAATCTTTTTGACCACAACTTTGGGTGGTAAAATGTGACCTTCATCAACTAACTTAGGAGCAGGTACATTGCAAATGACCTGACCAAAAATGTCACTATCATTCATACCAACTTTCTTAGGTGTCAAACTATGCTTTGGTGTTGCTGTAAAGAAATACTTTCTCTGTGCATATATTGAACAATACTCAACTGCTTCGATAAAGTTTTTTTGAACTGAGTTGTGTGCTTCATCAAAGTATATTGTATCAATCTCAATATCAAGTGACTCTGTGATTCTGTGTAGTGAATGATATGTTGTAAAGATTAACTGATTATCAATGCTGTTGTGATACCAGTTTTCAATCACTTCTGTTTTTGTACTGCTGAAGTGATGAGTCTCTCCACTATGAACGTGCATCACATCTACATTTGTGATATGCTCAAGAAAATCTGCTGATAACTGATTTGCAAGTAAGATACGAGGAGCAACAACAACGATAGTTTTTGATACGCTATTCATATCAAATCTATACTGTGCATCTTCAATCATACACATTGTCTTACCACCACCAGTGGGTACAATAATCTGACCTTTATCACACTTCTGCATAGCAACAAGTGAATCTAACTGATGTGAACGTAATTTCATCAAAATCTCATTAATACTATTAGTATAGCAATTCTGTTAATGGATTGCAAACAGCTCGTGACACTCTTTTCTTTGGCACATTTAACTCTTCCATTATGATTTGTTTTGGTAAGAAGTTCCAACAATAATAACTACTACTAAATGTAATCTTATCATTGTTTCTACCATCAGGACTTATAAACTTCATTCTCTTATCAAACATAAGCAACTGCAAATCTTTATCTTTGAATAACTGTTTAGGTGCTGAATCATTTAACCAAGTATTAGTCATTATTAAAGCAAATGGTTTATTAAAAGATAATGCTCTCTCAAAAAACTTTCTCTTATCTGTAAATGGTGGATTAGAAACTATCATATCCCACTCCTCTGGTTCATAATCAAAAAAGTCTTGACCACTCTCCAGATGAGAACGAATAACTTTGTTTTGTTTTGATATTTGTATGACGAACTGGCTCTCTTCTGTATCAAAAGGACACCAAACTGTG